TGCTGCCGAGACACGTGGGCCTCGAAAGCCTTGCCATCAACCTCGAACACAACGCAGGATCTGAAGCGGGAGAACTTTCGCGCAATCAAGTTGCCCCTCTCCCTGGGGGACAGTCCCTTAGCACAAACCCGCGTGTTGTTACCCTTTTGTCCAAGGAGCCTTTCGGCAGTGAGATAACCCCACAGCCAGTGCTCGAAAGGCTTAAGCCAAGTCGCAAGTACCAAGTTAAAGCGCGGACTACGGGGAAAGATCATCCGCGGCTTGGCCTTCTTCCCCGGTACCAGCTTCTCAGCTTTCAGAAAGGCCTTCAGGAGCCAATCGTCCCGGCCTAACGTTGGCTTCATCATCAGGGACCTTTCCGCCTCTTCGTACCTACGGCGCATCGCCCCGGCGTAGGTATTCACAACATCGCGGTAGCTCCACCTCCCACCCGTGTAAGCCTTAACAACGCCCCTGAGCCGCTTCACGGCGCAGAGGAAGTTGCTGCCAAGCACGGCCGGCGCGCCAGGGGCGGCTGGAGCCAGAGATCTCATCAGAAGGGCAGAGACCTCGTTGTGCGTGCAGTTGTCGTGGACCCCCGGTACCCAAAGTCCCGGGACGAAGCCACACGGCAGGGCAGACCGCATCTTCCTCTTGGGGAGCGGATTGCAAACCAACGTGTCAGGCAGCCGGAGGCTGGCACCCTCCAAAATGTTGTCGAGCGGACGCATGTAGCCCACACATACGCCCAACGAGCACGTTGGTGAAGAATCTAGTCCCGCTCCCACCACTCGGGTGGGGCCGAGCCCTGGCGCCGCAGCAACAGCCGGAGGCCATCCTCCAGCGTGCTCGACTCCATAGCGAGCTCAACCGAGGAGATGACGGCTGGGTAGGCCCAAACAGGGCCCAAATGACGGCCAGCCCAATCATCACACCTTGCCCTCAACGCGACAAAGGTCCTGGAGTCGCGTGACCGCCCCAACGCGAACCTCCAGGCCCGGAACAGCAGGTCTGGAAACACCCAAGCCCGATACCCATCCCCCCGTTCTACAACGAAGTAGGCATGGGTGGACTCGGGGCAATCGGTCCGATCCAGCCCGCAGCCCACAGTGCCCCCACCAAGCACCTTGCACCCGTCTTGGACCGAACTCAGGAACAAGCGCAATCCCTCGTCGGAAACATCCTCGGGGAGGTCTGGGGTCCACCGCCCAAGAATGACCCTCCGAAAGATCGACCACTTGCGCCCAAAGAACGCCTCAAGGCGACGCACCCAACGGGCACGTCTACGGGGCCTTGTGAAGGCCCAACCGGGCCCCCACGAGGAACGGGATCTCTCCCGCGCCTCAAGCTCCCAGCCGTCCTGGGCAAAACGGTCTGGTAAGTCCGGGAGGCGGGCCCTCCCGGCATGGCAGATCGCCACTCCGCCAGCGACTAGTGCGCAGAACACCACTGCAGCACCGACACCCCTCACTGCCTCGCCGCCAGGCAGTGACCCCCAAAGACCAGGAAGTTGGCCCGCAACCTGGCCCTTAATAGACTCAACGAGGCGGGAGCCCTTCGAGAGCCACGCCGCGGACACAGCACCAACAACAGCCACCGGATCCGCAGCCATCGGGAACCACGGG